TTAAGCATATACGCCACTCAATATTTTGTTACTGGGATAAGTGGAAATCTTCAAAACCAGATTACGACTCTCAATAATAAGACTGGATCTTATACTCTTCATTCTGAAACTGGAGCTTTTTACGCAACATCTAACCCAAGCGGATTCATCACTGGCGTAAATTTAAGTGCATATGCTACAACAGTGTATGTAACTGGAGTTAGTGGTGTTTTACAGGGGCAAATTACGACGCTTAATAACCAAACTGGTTCGTATACTTTGCATTCTGAAACTGGAGCTTTTTACCCATCTTCAAATCCAAGTGGATTTATCACTGGCGCGCCCAATTTATCTGGATATGCAACCGAAGCTTATGTAACTGGAGCGAGTGGATTTCTTCAACAAGAAATTACAACGCTTAATAACCAAACTGGTTTGTATGCTTTAAAATCTCAAACAGGATCTTTCATCACCACATCTCAAACTGGAGCTTTTTACGCTTCATCTAACCCAAGTGGTTATATCACTGGAGTTAATTTAAGTGCATATGCAACAACTGGATATGTAACTGGAGTTAGTGGAGTTTTACAGCAGCAAATTACGACGCTTAATGGGCAGACTGGTTCATATACTTTGCATTCTGAAACTGGAGCTTTTTACCCATCTTCAAACCCAAGTGGTTATATCACTGGTGTTAATTTATCAGCTACAGGAGCTTTCCTAACAACTGGAAACGCAGACGCGAGATACGTATCTTTGACAAGCTCTCAAACTATTTCTGGAGCTAAAGCTTTTGATCAAAGACCTACCGTATTTGGAACGGGAGTAATGTTGAGTGGGGAAGCGGCACAACTGCCAACGACATTGGTTTATACAACTGGTGATCAAAACATTTCTGGAGTTAAGACATTTTTAACAGGAATTAATGTCAGCGGAGCAGTATCTATTGCTTCCCCAAGTGGATCAATCAATTATGCGGGCATTCAACTTTCTGGATACAATGGCCAATCTCTCTTCCAATCAATACAAAATACTGCTGCGAGTGTTTCTGGCAGTACGGATATTTCCTTATACAACGACACTGGAGCTTATTTAGACTTAGGCATCGCTAGTAGCACCTATAATGGCAACCTATTCTCTCCTACATTCAATATTGTAAACTCTGGCGATTCTTATATTTATTCAACTGCTAAAAACTTTGTAGTTGGAACCGCATCATCTGGCGATGTTGTATTTTTCACAAGCGGAACGCTAAGTGGTAATGAGAGAATGAGAATTACTGCTGGTGGTAATGTGGGCATTGGTACAGGCACACCTAATAGTGCTTTGACAGTAGTGGGAAATGTTAGTGCTACGGGGGGATTTACTTTCGGAACATATAATACCGTAGGGTATTATGGGATGAAATATGACCCAACATCTGGCGGAGCTGGCAAATTAACCCTTTCTAGAAGTGCTGGTGCTGGGGATATAATGATTACATTAGATCCCGCCTCTAATGCGATTACTGCTGGGACTGTTAGAGCTAACACTCTACAAAATTCTTCCGTCACTACTATCATATCTTTGGGAGATTCTGCTAATACAGTTAATCAAAGAAATGATTTAAACCCCCAAGCCTTTAACATCTACAACACCTACGTATCTGCAACTGGACACGAACGTCTATCCTTGGGGTGGACAGGCAATACAGGTAGAATAGGAACTGATCAAGGAACAGGTTCTGGCTCCGCCAGAGACCTCCAATTCATGACAAGTGGAGTTGGAAGAATGACTATTTTAAGTGGTGGTAATGTGGGAATTGGCACAAGTACACCATCATCAACAGCTATTCTAGAATTATCATCTACGGGAAGAGGGTTTCTACCCCCTCGTCTTACAACAACTCAACGAAATGTCATAGCATCTCCTGCGGATGGATTGGTAATCTATAATAGTACTCAAACAAATCTAAACACCTACAATTCAGGAATCTCTGGATGGGAAGCCGTTGTAGATTCAGACTATGTGCAAAATGTATCCACTTTAACACAGGCGCAATACAATGCATTATCTGGCGGTCCAGTTGCTACAACTCTTTATATCATAACAGACGCTCCGTCTGCTGGAACTAGTATAGCAAACATTGCATCCAAAACGTCAGACTATACAATCACAAGTTCAGACTACTGTATCAATGTAACAGCTTCAATTAACACGACCATCACGCTACCTTCAGCAATTGGATTGGCTGGTTATATATTTGTTATTAAAAATTCAGGAACTGGTATTGTGACAGTTGTGCCAGCATCAGGAGAGCTTATAGATGGATCATCCTCAATGGTAATCGGAACGAGATACAATTCAATGACAGTAATGAGTCTAGGAACTTCAACGGGATATATTATTACGTAATATGGCAATCTTAAAATTAGGCAGCACACAAATCGGGGGAGTAGGTTTTGCTACTGCCCCAGGGAGAACATCACCAGTAATTGTTCCTTGGACTAGGCCAGTGGAATGGATGGTTTTATCCGACGCCCCAACCCAGGGTGTCAGTGCCTTATATGGTGTTGAAAATAGTGATGGTAATTATGTAGCTGTATCTTGTACAACAAGTGCAGGAAACTATACTGTAAACTGGGGAGATGGTACTTCTACAACAGTCGCATCTGGTGTCCAAGCGGATCATCTTTATAATTACTCTGGTATTACCGATACTTCTACAAGTAGTACTACACTGACCGTGGATGGCATGAAACAATGTGTTGTATCCATTACTCCTGTCTCAGGCAATTTAACATCCATAAACTTCAATGTTAAACATGCCAAGGCTGGTCTGGTTAGTGGTATGGGAGTAAATTGGTTGGAAGTAAATGTACAAGGAGCATCATTGGCTGGAACTGTGCCGATTGCCTTTGGAACAGCAACACAAGTTGTTTATTATAATTATTTAGAGCGTATTAATATAGGCACTACTGGAGTATTTACCAGTATGACATATATGTTTCAGGGTTGTAGGGCATTAAGAAGCATTGCTGGTATTCCAGATGTCACATCCGTTGTATATATTTCAAATATGTTTGTCAATTGTAACGCTCTACAAACAATACCAGCATTTTCTGGATCTGTATCAAATGTTCAATATATGGGAAGTATGTTTCTGAATTGCTATTCTCTACAAACAATTCCAGCATTTACAGGATCTGTGGCGGCTGTTACAAATACAGCAAATATGTTTCTGAATTGCTATTCTCTACAAACAATTCCAGCATTTCCTGGGTCTGTGGCAAATGTCAATGGTATGAATGCTATGTTTATGAATTGCTATTCTCTACAAACAATTCCAGCATTTCCTGGATCTGTGGCGGCTGTTACAAATATGGCAAGTATGTTTCTGAATTGTTATTCTCTTCAAACAATTCCAGCATTTCCTGGATCTGTAGCAGCCGTTACAACTATGGCTAGTATGTTTCAGAATTGTTATTCTCTTCAAACAATACCAGCATTTCCTGGATCTGTGGCAAATGTCATAAGTATGCAAAATATGTTTGTTGGCTGTACTTCTCTTCAAACAATACCAGCATTTCCTGGATCTGTAGCTAATATTACTAGTATGGTAAATATGTTTAACGGTTGTGGTAGCCTTCAAACAATTCCAGCATTTCCTGGATCTGTGGTGGCTGTTACAAGTATGCAGAATATGTTTCTTGGCTGCACTTCTCTTCAAACAATACCAGCATTTCCTGGATCTGTAGCGAATGTTACAAATATGAACAGTATGTTTAATGCTTGTACTTCTCTTCAAACAATTCCAGCATTTCCTGGATCTGTGGCGGCTGTTACAAATATGGGAAGTATGTTTAACGGTTGCAACTCTCTTATATCCATACCGACAATGGATCTAGGTTATAACACAGCAAAAGACAGAGCACAACATCTCACCACTCCCAACTGGACATTTTCTGTGGCTGATTGGACATTCGGCACAAATACAATTCAAAAGTTAACAACTGGTGCTGCTGGAACTGCAACAAATGTATCGTCATATAGACCTACTAATATTGTTAGTAGCCAATCTCTGGCAGTAAATGGTTATATTACAACACCGTCGCCTCATGGATTCACCGATGGTGATAGAATTCAGTTTTCAGCACTGGTTGGTGGAGCAGGTTTAACAACCTCTGGCGTGTATCTTGCACGAACGGCTGGTCTTCTTACTCCAGCAACCCAATTTAAGCTTACAGATTTACTAGGTAATGTAATTGCCTTTACTACTAACGTCACATCAGCTACTCTCGATAGGCAGAATATGGCTGTTGTAGCGAATACAGTATACAAGGTTACAATAGTAGTTGATTCGGCTAGTACAGGAGCTACATATACTCTTGGAGGTGCTGCTGGAACAGCACTAACAGCAGCAGGCACATATGTAGACTATATCACAGCAACTACTACCGCCAATATGATAATAACTGCCGTGAAATCAGCGACAATTACAATATCTTCAATCATTATAGAAGAAGTAGTATTAGCCACAACAGCACTCACCTCAGATTATTCTCTGGCATCATCTAATATCACAGGTATGAGAAGATCTATTTCTTATACAGGGTGTAAACTATCCAGAGTAGGTATTGTGAATATCTTTAATAATCTAGGGACGAGTGAACCAGCAGCACAAGTGATTGACGTATCAGCTAATCATGGCACTCCTGATTTAATTGCAGTTATGGCTACTCTTACAACATCAACTCCGTCAACAATAAATACTGTTGCCGCTCATGGTTTGGCTATAGGTGACTACATTAGATTCTCATCTCTTACTGGTGGAGCTGGATTAGCTACAGCAACAACATACAAAATTGCTGCATCTGGATTTACCACAACAGCATTTACTCTTGTTGATGCTGCAACAGGATTAACACCTGTAACATTTTCAACCAATATTACAGCAGGAACCGTAAATAGATATGATTATGGCATTGTAATTGCCAAGGGATGGACTGCAACTGGATCTTAATAATATGAACGACCAAGAAGATACATCAGGATTTTATATGTATGACTCACAACTTTTCTATGCAAAAGGTTTTGTGGCATCCGCAGAATTTGAACTCAATAGAGAAGACAAAGATAAATATACATATCCAGTATATGGATGGTATTATTTTGAATCGGAAGACGAAGCATATGCTTTTTTCAATTTAACACAACAAACACAATAATATGAGCTACTTTAATTCCGTAAACATCGTGACAAATATGCCCGACAGCCAAGTTGTCGGAACAATAACAGTTAATGATGGTTCGTCAGCCAGTTATGTATCAATTCCACTTGCTGGTCATAAATCTTGCTCAGCTACCATTTCTGGTTCTTGGTCAGGAACTTTAATTACAGAATCATCTACTGATGGCGGAACTACATGGGTAACTAGTTGGGTGCAATCCATTGCTCCTGCATTATTAGCGTCTATTCTTAATCCTATAAATTATTTATATGCAAATGGAGCATTTTCTTTCTTCTTGATTGCGGGTATTACCAATTATCGTGTACGAGCGATTGCTGGCACATGGTCTGGAACCGCATCTGTTAAATTAACAGCAACTGAAGTCGCTGGTCCGAGCTTTGCAGCAACATCCATTATTCAAAATATTCTTTCCGATACATTGAATACTTACACAGGAACTTTGGCATCCAATGCAACTTATGTTGGAGTTGGTTCTAGTACGCTGGGTATTGCTGGCATTCAAATGACTTTTAAAGCGGATCAAAACTGTATTATCACAGTTGATCAATCAGGTTTACCAATTGCAGGTGCTGGAACTGTGGCAACCAATGGAACAACCGCTTTGGTAGGAACTGGCACATTCTTTACAAGAGATTTAATTATTGGAGATGAAATATTTGTAACAAATGAGACTTCTCGTAAAGTTACTGCTATTGCAGATGATACACATTTAACAGTTGGTGTTGCATTTTCTACAACTGCATCGGGAACGGCGTTTACTCAATATTATTGGGACATTCATGATGTTACCAATTACAATCCTATAACAGATAACTTTGGACAGACATTCCAAGCAGTAGGTCTATTCTATCGAGTACGTCTTAAAAATATCAGTCCGACAACGGCAACAGCATATACTCGCATGTCAATTGCTTTATGCCCAATTGTTGAGGCTCTTCCAAGAGCATTATCAGATGCGGGTAATCTTAAGACCGCTGTATATGAAATTGCAGACGGATTTGGTAATACTGTCGGAATAACACCTCATCATACTCTACGAACCAGCAGCACATTTAAATTGGTTGGTTCAAAATTTGGAAACAGCGTAGATACGAACTTTTGGACACTAACATCCAATGGCACCGCTTCTGCCAATGCAGTATCAAATGGAATCAATACATTATCATCAGGAACAGCAAATGCTGGATATGCTCAAACACAGTCGGTACGACTAGCAAGATATTCAGGAGGTATTCCCAATCTTTATAGAGCACAACACAGAATGCCAACAGTGGCAGCAGCTTTAAATACAAGACGATTTGGAGCATTCACCGTAGCAACTCGGGTCCCTCAAGATGGATTTTACTTTGAAGTATCTGCTGCTGGTGTGTTATCTGTAAATTGTGTACGTGATGCATCGGTTCAAAGTGTGTCATCTGGTAACTTTAATGGAAGTTTAAATTTCTTTACTCTTGATACAAATGGACATGTTTATGAAATAGTATATGCCTTTTCTCAAGTAGACTTTCTTATTGATGGGCAAGTAGTTCATATATTTACACCGACGACATCTCCTTTGACGTCTGATATGGATTTACCTGTTACAACTCAATCCATAAATGGAGCATCAGGAACAACATCAGGTGTTCTTGAAAATTGGTTCTGTGGCATTAATAGAATGGGAGAAGAAGCAGCAGCTCCAAAGTGGGTGCACGTGGTTGGTGCTACTGGTGGTGGCACATTAACACAACTAAAAACTGGATCAGGAAGACTGCGAAGTATCAATATCAATACATTAGAAGATGGCTCTGCTATAAGAATATATGATGCATCATCGGCAACCAATGCTATTGGTTTAATAACCATAACATCTGGAAATCAGGGTGCAAAACTGCCCGTTAATATGACATATAATCTAGACTTTTATACGGGATTATATGCTGTTGTTATTGGTACAACAACTGATGTAACATTTATTTACGAATAATTATTCTTGGTCTTGACCAATAATAGGTTCAAACATAGTCTTATAAATGAATTCATAACTCTTTAAAACAGAAGGAATATTTGAGAATCTTTGATTATTATTTGAGAATTTTGTTGCCATTTCTAGTATCTTGATTGGTCTAAAAGAGGAGAATATATATACTTCTTTTAGATAAGATATCAGCATTTCGAGGAAAGTTTTTCTAATCACGACTTCATAACAAGCTTTGTATTCAGACCAACAATTTGGCAACAAATCTTTAGAATGGAAATTAAATATTTGTCTTTCGGTATCTTGATTCACTCCAATATTGATTACTAATGATGCAAGATCAAAATAACGATTTCCTTTAAAAGAATTATCAAAATCAATAAAATCGAAACTTTTACCACGAAAAAGTATGTTTGACGGTTTAAGGTCGCCGTGACAAAATTCTTCTTTTCTTAAATGTTGTATTTTTGAATAAAATAAAATTTCTTTTTTTAGGTCTTCTATGATTTTATTTATTTTGTCGAAACTTGAGTGACTTTTTATAGACTCTATAGCCTCATCAGGAAACGAGTTTAAATCATTTGATTTAAGGAATTTTTCTAAATATTCATCAAAGCACATCTCTGGAAGAAACCCATTTTGCAAAGAACCGAAATCAACCAAGAATTGCTCTTTGTGTTCAAATAACGAACAAAGTCCACTGTTTTTGACGTTCTCTGCAAATTCAAAAGAGCTAATAGAGTAATGAATTGGGTCTCCAAATTTGATTTTATTGTATTTAATTGGTGCGGCAGTCCTAAAGTTTTTTAAATTTTTTACTACCTCATGTTCATGCTTTAAGGATGTGTTGTTCGCGTCAAAGCTGTATTTAATGTAGTACCACCTGCTGCCGCAAACAACCCTATAAGCATCGTAATCATAATTGGAGGCTATAAATGCAGTTTGAGAGGGTTCTTCAAGATTAGCGTCTTTACAGATTTTAATGAGAATTTCGTTATTGTCTTCAAATACGTCCTTTTCTATTTCAAAAAGATATGGTCTGTTTTTATATAGCGTATCAAAGTTCATAAACTATTATACAAAAAAACCCCAGTCTTTCGACTGGGGTTTTTGTTGCGGGTTATATTGAGTCGATTATGCAATCTGTACTGCTCCCATGGACAGACGAGTCAAACTAGTCTTGGCAATCTTGCGATAGTTGAAACTATTGCGATCATAGACGACGACATAGCTAGGGGTCTGCTCTACATACTGAGCATTAATGTTTGCTCCTTGTTTGGTCGAGAGACCAAAGAAGCGTCCACGGCTATTAGTCATTGCATTCACGATGTTCTGTTGCTTTGTATTCATATGACCTAATCTTACTCTAGATTAACTTTGCCGTCAAGAATTTTCGCACTGATTTTTGTCTTTTTTGGATTTTGGACAATGAATTTCGCCAATGGGACTTCTACATAATTTCTGATTGTCTTTTTAACCTCTCTAGCGTGATCTTGTGAATTTTTATTCAAATTAAAGAGATCTTCTGGGGAGAATAATGGGATGAAAGAAATGCCCTGATTCTTGAGGCAATCTACGATTTCTAAAGTTTTTGATTTAAAAATATTAATAATAGATTCTTTGTTTAAATTATTGAAAATAACAATTTCATCAATTCTTGAAATGAATTCTGGGGGCATCATTTTCTTCACTGAGGATTCGAATTTTTCGCTTTGAGTCTCGCTTGAAGGCACAAACCCAATATCGGTGCTGAGAGCGGATTTAGAGCCTATATTGCCAGTAAGAACCACTATGCAGCGGGAAAAGTCAATTGAGCGATGCAGGTTGTCATTTAGCCTAGCTTCATCAAGAATTTGAAGCAATAGGTTCAATACATTTGGGTTGCATTTCTCGGCTTCATCGAAAAGGATTAGGCTATTGGGATTCTTTCTCACGAATTCTGTAAGGATTCCTCCTTCTTCATAACCAACATAGCCAGCACTTGCCCCAACCAATTTTGAAATGGAAGATTGCTCTTGGTACTCACTCATGTTCAATTGCAAAAAGCTTTTATCATTTCCGTAAAACTCTTTAGCTATTTGTTTTGCGGTGAATGTCTTGCCCACACTTGTTGGACCAACAAAAAAGAAACTTGCTATTGGGCGGCTTTTGTTTTGAAGTCCAGCTTTTGCGCAAGATAAAACATCGTAAATCTTTTTAATGTTTTCTGTCTGACCAAAAACGGACTTTTCAATGTTTTCGGAAAAGGATGAAAATGATTTGCGGTGAGATTGTCTAATCGTATCTATGTCTACTTTTGCTTTATCGGCAATGACCCGATACACGTCGTCGCAAGATACTTTAGGAAGCTTTTCTTTTGAATTGATTCTTGTCTTCGATGCTGATTGATCTACAACATCAAACGCTTTATCTGGAAATCTCTGATGAGGCAAGTAAGTTTCGCATAAAGAGACAATTAATTTCGCAATGTTCTTAGGGAAAATTACTTTGTGATGATCTTCATAACTTTTTAGAGTTGGGAGAACCATCTTTAAAACATGATCGGCATTAGGCTCTGAGATTTCAATCGCATGAAAGCGGCGAGAAAGTGCAGCATCTTTTTCAAAATACTTTTTGTATTCAGAAGAAGTGGTTGCGCCGATACATTTGATTTCTCCCCTAGCTAATGCTGGTTTAAGCATATTGGCCAAATCTTGAGATCCAGCTTTGCTGCCTGCGCCAATGATTGTGTGAATTTCGTCAATGAAGAGAATGCAGTCTGTCGATTTTTTAAGTTTTGACAGAATGTGGCTGAATCTTTCTTCGAATTGTCCTCTAAATTTAGTTCCAGCAATCAGCAATCCGATATCCAAAGAGTATACTTTTTTGTTTAAAAGTGGTCCAGAATAATCTGGATTACTAATTAGTTGGGCAAGCCCCTCAACAACGGTTGTTTTGCCAGTTCCAGCCTCTCCGACGAGAATACAATTGCTTTTTGTTTTTCTACAGAGAATCTCTTCCATTAAAGAAATCTCTTTCTCTCTTCCTGAAATTGTTCCGTAGCTTGGGGATGTTACGACCTTATTGAGAAGAGTGCAATATTTTCCAAGGAAGTCTATTTCTTTTTCTTCTTCTTCGTCGTCATCTTCATCGCCAGAATGTTCATGTTCTTCTTTCCTAGAAGATAGAGAAGATGATTCATTAGAGATAAATGCGAGAATAGAAAGTTTTAAATGTTCAGTATCTATATCATTCTCAAAAAGGAATTCACAAGCGTCTTCGTTAAACTCTAGAAACTTGTATATCATATGTTCTGTGCCAATATAAGCGTGCCCATATTTTTTAGACAAAACTTCTGCGCCGTCAATTAATTTTGAAATTGATTTATTGATGGTGGTGGGATCGACGTTTTGATTGAAAAGATCAGGATGCTTTTTGGCAAACCTTTTAATCAGGGGAACCAACGACTCTTCTTCTATTCTGAAACCCCTGCTATCTAAAAAGTTTTTAAAAATAGCATTCGAATGAGAAATACACAAACAAAAGACATGAAATGAATTCGGTATGTTGTGTCCTAGAGATTTCGAGAACGGTTGAAGTTGCGATATGCACCTGTGGGCGCTTGAAGTAAAACTGAATTTTTCGACTGCCATCATAATTTTTTACACTTATTTTATCTCCGATAGTTTCATATAGATTTTGTCTTCAAGCAAGGACATTTTATCAATCATGATGATATCGTTGCTCTTTCTTCCAGTAAAGATAACGATGCCTCCTTTTTTCGGCATATCCTTACCAGATCTAATATAATCACTGTATTTAGCCTCTCTTTGCGAATCAAGGAGAAGGGCAGAAATGCTACCCGTATCATCAGATAAGTCTAGGCGAGCATACTTATTACCATTTGCGCTAGTTCTACTCATGATATCCATTAAAGTTCCGACGAATCTAACTTGAGAATTGTTTTCGGATTCTTTGATATCGTTAGATGAGATAAGCTCTCCGCTTATTTCTTCTTTGAAGATTTCTCGGATATTTTGAGAATAGCTGTAGCCAAGAAGTTTTGTTTCAAAATGCCAATTTGCAAATTTTAAATACTTTTTATTCTTCTCGTAGATCGCTCGATATGGAGCATACTTTGTTTTGAATGTCGCAAATCTCTTTTCAGAAAAAATGCCCTTATTGTCGTCACCGATCATTGCTGTTTTAGTGGCGACACTGATAGATTCTAGAATATCGTATTCGTATTCTTTACCGATAGCCAAGAAGTTTCTCTTCTCCCTATCAGTTAAGAGATTGAAGCACTGAGCTTCAAGAACCAATCGGCATCTATCTTTTTTGACGAAAGCGTCTAATACTCCAGCTTGAATCAGGGCTGATAAAGCTCCGATATTCAATCCAGCTTGTTTTGCTGCCATGAAGACTTCATACTTGTTAAAGAATTCACCTTCTCTGAACTCAAGAAGAGATTCAAGGACGCTGGTAGATACTCCTTTAATAGAATTTAATCCATAACGAATATCCTTACCTTCAATACAAAAATCAATCTGAGACTTAGACAAATCTGGCGGCAAGAGTTTGATATCGAAGTTCGCCAGCTCTTGGGTGATCTTATTAATTTCATCAAGAGTATCTGGTTCAAACTGCGTAAATTTAAGCAAGCTCAAAAAGAAGTTTTGAGGATAATTGAACTTGAGATACACAGTAATTGCTGCAAGATAAGCATACGAAATGGAATGAGAGTTGCTAGTAACGATTCCTTCGCAATAGAAGTTATGATCTTTATGATCAACTTCTAAATCTATAGTCTTTTTAATACCAACGGGCTTGATAGAGACTATTTTTTGAATTTTTGTAGGGTTCATAAAAATAAGTGTAAATATGTTGAATGAATAATATAATAGATCTATTTGGAGAAGTCAATGAAATTAACACATTATCAGAAAAAACTTACTCCTCTTTTCCTTTAAGAGACTTTAACCAAGTATCCGAGATTAGAAATTTTCTTAATTTAAATGGTGGTATTTATTGCTGGGTAGACCAAAGATCTAAAAAAATATATATAGGAAGCGCAAAAAACCTATGGAATAGATTTAGAGTGTATAAAAACTTCTTTTTTTATGGGAAGTCGAATAGGATTAATAAAAAATTAGCAGCATTTAGCAAAAAATATGGATTTGCTGATATTAAATTTTATATACTCGAAATATTCAATGGCAAAGATGAAGATCTTAGAGCTTTAGAGCAAAAATATTTAAACGAATGCTCCCCATTTGGGCAAAGCGGATTTAATATATCAAAGAGTACAATAAAATATAAAAAGAGCCTTTTGCATGAAGATACTATAAAAAAAATAAAAGAAGCAAATACTGGAGAAAACTCTTCTAATGCTAAATTAGATAATAAAAAAGTTTTATATATAAAAAATAAACTTTCTGAAGGCGAGAGATTGGTAGATTTAGCGCGAGAATTTGGAGTATCAACAACGGTCATTAGTAATATTAAGAGGGGTTTAACATGGGGTCATATAAAAACAAGCGCAGAAGTATCTTTAAAATTACAAGAGTTGATAAATAAGCACAAAAAATTGAACCTAAGCGAAGATTTGGTGAGAAAAATAAAGAAAGAAATAAATTCTGGAAAAAAAATGACAGATATATCCATTAAGTATGGATTAGGATATACCTGTATTTCTGGATTAAAGTACGGTAGTTTTTACAAGTCAGTTACAATTGAATAGTTATTTTTAATGATCTCTCGCAAAGGACGCATTATAAGATCTTCGCACAGTAACTTATGATCCAAAGAAACAGTGTGTGTTTTCCCGTCCTCAAAGACCACTTCATAAAGCTCTTTTTCGCTTCTCATTACATCTAAAACTTCGACAAAATGGTTTGAATCTTGATCAATGTTGTAAGCTTTTACGAAATCTCCAACAGCAACATCCTTTAGGGGGATCTCTCCCTTTTTCCGCTCTATCACTTTGTCCTCTTCAAATGCGCATTTATTAAACGAATAATTTGCACTGTCTTCGGCCACCTTCCATAGAATATCTCCAATATCTGGATCTAGATTATTCTCTTTGATTTTGTCGGAGATCTTATCTTTCCAAGTAGCCATTTGGTCAACCTTTTTCTTACCGACAATACGACGGAGCTGTTCTGACTCATCTAGATTAAACCCAACCTTTACAGCCATTTTCATAAGCTGCTCTTGATAGAGCGGGATTCCACCAGTATAAGCAAGAACATCATCAAAGAATGGATGGATGGATTGGAACTCTCCATTTCTAGCATAATCTGCATAACGATCCATGAAATCTAACGCGCCTGGTCTTGCAATGGCGACAACCGCAGACAACTGTTCAAGATTTTTGGGAGCTACTTTTTGGGCGACTCTGAAGTTTGTATCTGCTTCAATCTGAAATAAACCGCTGGGACTTTTAAGAACTTGTAATGCTGCGTAAATTGATTCGTGATCGCAGTCGATATCATTGACGTTAATGCCAAGAGTTTTGCAAACGTCATTGACAACAGATAGCGTTCTCAATCCAAGGATATCGAATTTGACCATCAACTCAGAAACATTATTCATATCATAGCCAGAGATCAACGCACCGTCTCCCGTAGTCTGGATAGGCATAATATCTTCAAGAGAATAAAAGCTGATTGCAATGCCCGAAGGATGAACGCCAGTGTTCTTTGTTAGCCCTTCGATTTTTTTAGATATGCGATAAATCTTCTTGTTGGCATTGGCAAACTCTCTAAATGCATCGTTCTCTTTATACGCATCTTGAAGTTTTAACACTTTGCCAAATTTCTTTGGGATCATATCGCTAATTTCATTCACAGAAGTTTCAGACATTTCCCCGACAATCTTGCCGCACTCTTTGACGCAGAGTTTACTGCTTAAAGTATTAAGGGTTAGAATCTTTGATGTTTTGCCATTGAATTTTTTATTGATATATTCAATGACTTCTATGCGTCGATCATAAGAGATGTCATTATCAATATCCGCCAGCAGAGAACCATCTAAGAATGTTTCGCCATTATCTTCGATTTTTCTTGCACGGCTCTTAGACACAAATCTTTCGAAAAATAAATCGTACTTAATTGGGTCTATGTTTGTTACGCCAATGGTGTAAAGAACCAATGACCCCGCTGCCGATCCACGACCTGCGCCTGTAGGGATGCCGCTTTCATGACAAAACCGAAGAATATCCCAGTTTAAGAGAATATAATCAACAAATCCCAACTCATTAAGAACTCCTAATTCCACAGAAAGGCGATCATAGTATTCTTTCTTGTTATTGAACTTGTCGATGCCTTTGGACTTGACTCCATGAAAGCATAGATTTCTCAAGAAGTCGAAATTAGATACATCATGTTTGCATCCGATAGATTCATAATCCTGCTTTTCTATTTTAATTTCGGGGAGTTTAACGCCCGCAGGAAATGGATTCTTGTATTGTGTGAAATTAGATTTCAATGTCGTATATTTGTTTGAGGAAAATTTGGAAATTAGTCTCTACGTCATAGAGTGCGGAATGTAAAAAGGCCGAATTATGAGCGATTCCATAGTGTTTGAGCAGCGTCGCTTGAGAAGTCTTTAGACCCTTTTCTTTATGATTTAGAAGTTTATACTGCCAAGATGTAAAGTTTTCTCTATCTGGAAGGATATTTTTAAAGATTGCTGTTGCTAGGGATTTTGTATCAATTACCCTGTCAATATAAGAATAATCTGTTTTTAGTCCCATCTCTTTCATCCAAACATTCAGCATATAAACATCAAATCCCAAAAGATTTTGCCCTACGATCAGATATGAAGGATCATACAAGATCTTTGCAAAATCTTCAAACACTTTTTGAGGATCTTCGGCTTTTCTCTCGTAATCTTGTCGAGAAAACCCAGTAATTTTAGCAGCGCCATCAGAGACGCTCAGGTCATCCCAGCGGATAAATCTGTCATTTTTTGAAGTAATATTTTTCCCTTCAGCAGTAATCCAAGCTATTTGCCAAGGGCGAGTTTTGACTAGGTTCAGGCCCTCAGTTTCGCAATCGTAAAACAAATACTTTTGGTTCTTCTTAAATCTTAACAATTCGGCTTTCATGGATCAATAATTTATTTTGCTTTCTTTCTAGAAAATCTTCACTTGCATCTTTATACAGTATATTGAGAAGAGAGTCAATGTATTCCTTATTTAATCTAGAATAGGAATAAAAAGTTTGTTTTGTTCTTTTATCTTTTTTGGGAGTAGATAATTTTATGCCGAAATCACAAAAATATTTTCTTAAAAAGATCAAAAACTTCTCATTTCCAACTATAGAAAAATTTAAATACTTTCCAGAATAGTAAAAACTGCCATCTCCATCTATATATCCTAAAATACAAGACCTCAAGTATTCTTTAGGGATTTGATCGAAAATAGTTTCATCTATTAATAAAGTTTTATTTTCTATCAAGCCCAATTTTTTCAAGTCTAAAACAATTTTTTTTCGACAAATCATTAATCTTTTAATAGTTCTATCGTCGTATAGAACTCCTGTATATCCAATTCTTTTGCAAAACTTTATGAGATGCTCTTCGTCTTTTTCATTCAGGGCTATTTGAAGTTTTTGATTATAAATATTACCGTCTGCGGCGATAAAGCCGAACCAATAAGCTTTTTCATGAGAATCTACCTGTTCAAAAAACGATTCATCACATTGATAGATATTATTATTGTAATCGTCTCTACTCCGACCACCAGTTCCCCTCTTTTTCAAGAGGTTTATAATAGTGCTTTTGCTAGAAGCGTATTTTTCTACACATCGTTTAATAGTGTATTTATTTTCATAATAATCATTTAACAAATCTTGAATTTCACTTTCTTTGAGAATTTTATATTTCATATTAACCTTTACATTATGAAACTCAAGGTGTGAAATTTTCATATTCTAAAAATGATTCCCAGCAAAATTCATTGCTTCCAAAGTGGTTTAAATTAGGCGAAGACAAAGTTGCTTGCCTCCCAAAAGAACGATTGCACAAAATCTTATACGTCTGCAATGCTTCGCAATCATCGCGATATCTATAATAAATTGATTTTGTCAACTCAATATTAAATTGACCAGCGTTATAGTCTCGCACTGCTTTTTCAACTAAATTATCGAATGGCAAGCCATTATGTTCTACGAAAAAAGTTGGTTGAATTTTGCCAAAATTAGGAATGCAATTTCCTAAGTGAAGTTGATTGTTAAAGATAAATGAATCGTAAAATGGAACGGCCAAAAACATATCATCTGTCCAGATATTCAATAGGTCTTCATTAGAAATTCGACCTTCACATTTAGTGTTGATGTATGTATAGAATTTATTTAGATCTTTACATCCTTGATCATTTTTTGCAAAAGCTATAAGCTTGTGATTGGATTCTTTGTTTTCTAAAGAATTGCAACAAGTAAATCTATAACCAAAGATCAATTGAATATCAAGCTCTTTGCAACGGCGATAAGCCTCAAAGAATCCAGACATAGAATCCTCTACTAAGTAGAGTTCTTTTTTCTTTGATTCAATTAAAATAGTGAAGATGCTATCCGATCCGTCATCCTTATCTTTTTCAGGATCAGATAGTGTTAGAATAGATTTGCCAATCGAGTGACAGCTTTTAAACAAGGGAATCATACTGCCACAGCATATGCTATCCAGCGAGATATGTCAATACTTTTTTCTTATCGCAGGGCACCCAGCGTAGTATTTCTTCTCAAAGGAGCATCCCTCTGGTACAAGACGCTCAGAGAATTCCTCTTCAGTATATGATTTAATTATTTTACCTTCTTTATTTAAAATTGTATAATAATCAAAGTCAAATTTCATAGGACAGTGCCACATGACTGTTCCGTCCTTTTTTAATTGTCCTTTCTCTTTTGCAAACCCACATTGAAGAGGGCCGCTAAAAGAGTTGTCTGTTGGGAAGTTCATTTTTGCAGCAAAAGATCCTTGAGCATCAGCCTCAGAAAAATTGTCCAAATATTGTTGAATGGACGAGAGTTGATATTCAAACCCATCGAGATCATCATCAGAAAGACCTTCCATTTTAATTGCTCCTTCGCTCTTAACAAGGTCATCATTTAAATCAAATTTAAGAAACAAAAACTCACTTGAACGATTTTTGTATTCTGGATAAAGATGCCTAGCTGCAAGACTGTACATGTAATCTTGCAAATTATCAGACACTTCTTTGCCCTTGAATGTTGACTTGCTAGTTTTAAAGTCCCGAATAATTGCTGTTTTTGATCCTTTATACAAAAATAATTTATCAATAAACCCTTTGATTTTTTACTTTACGTCATCATTTGAAACTGAGATTTCAAAATCTTTTTCAGACAGAGCTTCGGTTGGTTTTGCCAATTTTTCACCATAGAAATCATACTCAAGACCATTCAAAGTCATGGCTTTGATCAACTCGATATTTTCTGCATTATTAACACCCAACTTATTAGCGTGTTTGAGAATGAGGCGTTCAACGCCTTTGTCAGCAAAGACGTCTTTTGCTTTTACTATTTTAGTGAATTTTTTGCGCCTACCTTTTTTACCAAGAACTTCAAAAACAAGATGGCAAACACTTCCGCGACGAGCGCCGTCATTAGAGGCATCTGGAAGCATGAGTTTGTATTTTGAATAATACAACCAGCTACAAGATTGAGCCGTTTTTATTCTACTAGCAGATAGAGGCGTTATTGGCTCACTCATGATTTTCAAGTGTTTTTAACAGTGAAGAAACTTCCTTGCTTTTGAATAAAGTTGTGTTCTTAGAGAGGTAATCTTTTAGATGTTTTTCATTTTGCGATTTGTCAGCAGTATCGAGATACCACTCTTTAAGATCGCACCCATTTTGATGAGCTTCGGAAAAATCATTATATGGATGCGGCGGAAGTTTAATTTCCAAAGTATTAAAGTCAAAATAATTTCTAAGAGACATTAAGATTTTAATTGCCCCGTTGTATCCATGATTTTGCGCAGATTGAAAATCGTTGTTTGTGGCAATGATAATTCTCTCAACGGCAAAAGAGTTTAAATAGTTGATGATTGCGGGGCTGCATCCAATTCCGAAAGTGACGAGAGTATTCATGATGCCGCATTCGTGCAATGCCATGCTGTCACCAATGCTCTCAACTAGAATTACCTCCCGTTTTTCTTTAATGATAGAATCTACTGATTTCTCGTTTGGCATATAGGCTGGGTAAATCCAATTTTTCTTTTTTCCAAGATGTTTCCATTTGGGGGCTTGCTCATTACTTTCATCAACTTTTCTACCACTGAATCCTATAATCTGCTTATGTTCATTGTAAATGGGAAAAACCATTCGTCTATACATTTTTCCAGCTCCAGCCAATCCTGTTTTATAGAATTTTAAAGTGTCTTCAGAGAATCCCTTTTTTGTATAAAACAAATAATTGGGGAAAAGCTTTTGAAGTATTGATTCGGGATAAATTTCTTCCATTTCGATTGAGTCTTTTTTTACGTATGTGAATTGCTCGCCTTTGTTGAGAGAAGAGAGTATTTCTTTTAATTTTGAATGATCTGAATTTAGGGTGAGATAGAGCAGTCTTTCAAATGGCAGAGATTTGCCGCCATCTGTAGAATAATCAGTCCACACCCCACTATTCTTATACACCTTTAATGATGTTTGGTTGCCGCCTCCTCGATATAAAGCATTGGTTCTCCAATGATTGCCGAAATCAATAAGCGAATAGCCAATATCTTCTAAAACGCCCTGAATTTGGCTAGGATCAATCGAAGTCTGGGATGGAGTCGTTGTCATTTTCTTCAAGTTCTGGTCCATTATCTGAGAATCTAACGATATCGCGAAGATCTCCTCTTTCTGTAATTGCGAAATTCTTGAACTCAAGATTAACGAAATTCTTTCGAAGAGTGTCACCGACTCTAATTGGTTCAATTGCTCCAGCAATGTCTTCTCCCAAGTGGCGAGCTTTTACATTGATAAGTTTATGGGTGCCAAAAGTTCGACCTTCTGATTCGATTTCATCGGGAGTTTTATTTCGCAGGATAAACATATGAGAGCAGAATTGAATAATTCGATCTGATAATGATACGATACTTTCGTCATCAATAATATTTTGGGAGTTTCTATTGGTGGTGATGCCGCTTCTGTTGGATTGAACAGATGTCACCATCGCAATAATAGGATTGCCTTCATGAAGGATTTCTTTCTGAACGCACTTCTTGAATTTATCGACCATCTCACCAACAATCTGCCACTCATTTTTGCCAGCCATTGATTCAGAAGTTGTTTTAATATAGTCGAAAGAGAATACCATTCGATTTCCTCTACCAACCTTAGCGTAGTAAAATCTTTTTAGAGTTTTAACCATAGAATCAACATCCATACCTGCGACATTATAATAGTAAAAACGCATCTTTTTAATCTTGGGCCAAGTATCGCGAATCTTATTGACAACATCAATACCAGCGTTTCTCCACTTGCCAGTTTCAATCAAATGCATCGGCACGCCAGAGACGGCCGCACACTGACGCATCTGCAATTCTTCCTTGCTCATTTCGCCATTATCAAAGTGAAGGATTGGTATATCGTACTGAATGCCGACCTTTGTGGCATAATCCATACAAAAGGTTGTTTTACCAGACCCAGATCTGGCGACAATAACGGTAATATTTCCAGCTCTTAGCAACGATCCATAGAGTTCATTGACTTTCTTGTGTGGACCCATCATGCCAAACTCCGTAGTGGGATTATTGCCCCTTTCTTCAACCATGAACTCCATATCATCATAAATGTTTTCTGGAGTATCATTGCCAATCTCATAAAGGTTAATTCTAGAGTTGTAGGCGTTGTCAGCTTGCTCAATAATATCAGAATAAGAAGCATCAGGTGGAGCAGCCTTCATGCGACGAGCAATCTCTTGAGCTGACTCCAAGATTTCACGCCGAATAGTGAATTTCTTGAGTTCTTTAGCTGTTTTGAGTAGATTGCCCTTGGGAACTTTTCTAAGGGCTAGAGAGCGAATATAGTCAGCGGGATTGACCCTATCCTCAAAAGACAAGCCTAACGTATTTACTCTTTGGGCAATAATAATTTCATCTATCTGTTCTCCAGCATCTATAGACTGTTTGATGATGGTAAAGATCGTGCTGTGCAAGTTTGAATCATTGGAATAAAAGTCTTGGTAATTGATAAAATTAGAGACTTCAGAGTAACTCTCTGGTTCCTTGATTAAGGCGGCGAGGAGTTGCTTCTCCAGTTCAAGATTATAGATCATGTAGATATTTTAGACAGGTTGCAACAAATGTCAACTTATAAAATCACTCCAAAGCTCTCAAATAAATCAGCATCCACGACATCATTGGGATAGATCTCAACGAGAGTAATTTCGTTGAGCTGGCAAAATCTTAGTTTTTTATCATCTCTTTTTAATTGCTGGAGATATTTTGACCGATTGCCGTGGAAGAATTTTATATATTTTAAGTGCTGTCCTCCTTGAACTTCGATTGCAATTTTTTTATTCAAATTATAGAAGTCTAATGATAGTCTAGTGCCGACAAGTTTAAATTCTTCAAAAACAATATCTGTCTTCCAAAATGGTTGCAGGAATTCTTTTACGCTTGATTGGAATTTGCTCCTACTTGGAGACTCCCAATTGATTAAATATTTTTTGCTATTTCTAAGTTCTGATGAAAATCCAGTTAGAGTTTTAAACTTCATTGGATATTGCTTTCGTAAAGTAGTCCACCAAGAATGCGCACAACTTTTTATCTGATTCGATAAAAGCAAAGAGAGAGTCTTGACCTTGTATTTTATCAAAGGCAGAGAATCCGTTCTCTACAAGCAACTCGTTAAATTCATCTGTAGGAGTAATCCAAGACGCTTTACGGGTGAGAAATTCCCATAGAAACAAAAGGTCTACCACTTCTTTTTCCACCCAAATAGATGTTCCATTTGTTCTCCCATACTTAATTGGGTATGGAATGGTGAGGTTTGTCGTTTCGTTTGGAGATTTTTTAATTGTTGCTTTTGCAAAATGCCCAATAATAGGGTTGCTTACGGGATCAATAGTTTTATCTGTTGGATTTTTAAGAATTAGATCTCCCTTGAATCTAACTTCAAATTCAATAATCCAATTTGCGAAGTGTAATAGTGCGTTGCCACCAGTTGCTGATGTTTGTCTTATTGGGGCTTTTGAGTATGGATCGAGCTTAATATCCGCTCTTACTTGACTGATAAACACCGCCATATGACCTCTTTTAGCCAGTGCAATTGAAAGTCTTTTCATGAAGTTGGCGGCAATTACTGCTCCACCAGCGACTTTATTAGAATCTTCAAAGTTTTTATCCAAATCTCCCTTGGTAATCAAACCGTCTACTGAATCAAGAATAAAGTAATATTTATTTTTCTCTTCATTTTTCATGACCAATTGTCTAATAGCGTCCACAACTGTTTCGTAAATATTGCTTTCGAAAACAAAACAAGTACCGACGTCCCACTCTTCGGCAGAGAATACGAATTTAATTCCAGACCTTTCTCTCATTTCTTGCGAGAGCCTTCCTTCAGCTTTAATCAAAAAACCTTTTGCCATTGGCGTGTGATCTAGGAAGTTTTTCATAATGGATAATGCCGAACTTGTCTTGCCTGACTCGTTAGGGCCACAAAATCGGTGTAAACCTGGTCCAAAACCGCCGCCCAATCTCAGGTCCATTTGAAGAGACCCGCTTGAAACTTTATATGTTATTTCCTCTTCGAAATTGTAATGATCTTCTTTATTTTGCTTTAAAAATGACCCCAAAACATCGTTTGATTTCACTGTTTCCTTTTCTTCTTTTGGTTCTTTAATTTTGGCACTCATTGTTTAAAAATTGTTTAATTGTTTTTGATCTCTTAGACACTTTAATATCCTCTCCTGACTTATCCCCTATATTGTACGTTTCGTATCTAGAAGCATCAATACAAAAATTGAAAGCTCTGAACTTTTGATCAAGCTTCATTTTTAATTTGGGACTGACTAGATACGCTAGCGAATCAAATTTCTTATCGAAGGATGCAATATCCATAAATTCGACAGAATACCTATCGCACAAATCATTCAAGAACTTCATTTCCCGCATGTAAAATAAACGCTTGGCCGTTGTGGGGACAAGCGTTAATCTTGCGAGGATTTTCTTTTTGTTGATTTTGGCCTTTGCCATTCCTCATTCTACATCAGGTATCTGGATTGTCAAGATCATACTGAGCCATTTTTTTGACAAGTTGCTCAAATGATGTTTTGGGAAGCCATCCTAATTCTTTTCTTGCTTTTGTGGAATCCCCCCAAAGAAGTTCAACTTCTGCTGGACGATAAAATTTAGGATTAATTTTCATTACGATTTGATCATTGACCACGAACTGTTCATCCTCTGGAATGCCAGTATTATTTTTCCAAGCTCCATTTAATCCTGCATGTTCAAATGCTAATTCGACAAACTCTCTAATAGTATGAGTTTCATTAGAAGAAAGAACATATTCTTTTGGAGTTTCTTGATTAAGCATTAACCAAATACCTTCTACAAAATCTTCGGCATCGCTCCAATCTCTTTTGGCATCAAGATTTCCCAATTCAAGAGGATCAAATTTCTGATCATTATCAAGAGCATTTTTAATCCTAGCAACTGCTTTGCTTATTTTGCGAGTAACAAATTCTTCACCTCGTCTAGTTCCTTCATGATTAAAAAGCCAGCCCTGAATAGCGTAAAGATCGTATGACTCTCTCCAGACTTTTACGAGCTGTCTTGATGCTGCTTTAGACGCTCCGTATGGGCTTCTAGGGCGCAATGGATGTTTCTCATCTTGAGGAACATAAGATACATCGCCAAATTCTTCTGAGGAGCCAGCTTGATAAAACCTACAACTTGGATGATAGAGTCTAATTGCTTCAAGAATGTGAAGAGCTGAAGTAGCATTTGTTTCCCAAGTTTGATGCCCAAAATCCCAGCTACTTCCAACAAAACTTTGTGCTGCTAAATTAATAAAATAATCTGGCTTGATCTTTTCAATTATCCTCGAAATAGAGTGACTATCAATAAGATCAAAGTTAATCAAGTGAAAACGCGCATTATTGATATGAGAAATATTTTTATGATTATAAACACTAAGTCTACGAACGCATCCAAAAATTTCATAATCTGTATTTGCTAAGAGATAATCAACCATGTGGCTACCGTCTTGCCCCGTCACTCCTGTAACAATAATGGATTTTTTGCCAATTGATTTTTTTGCTGCGTCTTCGATGTTTAAGATGTCCATGTGATCTATTTTTTTGCCCGTGTATTTTTCTTTAAGATTATTCATTATTTTTCAATGTAAATTTTTCAGCCGTATTATTGAATACGGGATTCAAGAAGATATTAAATATGATTTCATCAATTTTATCTTTTTTTACATACCAATCTTCAAATGGTAGATTAATATCTGCATTGCATATATCACCACCAATTAATTCATATCCATTGGATTTAAAAATTTGACGAGATTCATTTCTAATTTCTATGGAAGAATTATGGTAGTCTGTTTCATATGTGATAACTGAAAAATTATATTTATCAAATGGTATTTTTTTAAGACATTCTAATGTGTTGTGCGCTGGCTCAATATCTATTTGAAGATAATCAATATCAATTGGCATATTATTATCCTCAAATAATTTTTTATAATCAATTTCCAAAGCATTTTGAACAATTAATTTAGATTTTCTTTGAGATTCAAATCCATCAATATTATTGATATCAATTGATACTCCACTCCATCCAAATTCATTTTCTAATAAAAAAGTATTACTCATTTCGGTTGGATGGAAGGTTCCTATTTCAACAAAATATCCGTTTCGTTTGCCATCTAACATACTCAATACAAACATATCTTGATATGCTTGAGAATAATTTTTATTTATTGATTCGCAATCTTTAAATTGGAATTTTAATTTATTTAATTTTGATATATTGTAATAATCATTCATATTTTTTTAAGTAAAATGCATCTCCCCAAGGATGATTGGAATAAAGATATTTTTCTTTTCTCTCAAAGTTGAATTTATTTAAAAATTCATCAATTTCATTTGTTTGCGAACAATTTTTATAAACTTCTGAATCATTAATTTCTATATAGATAGATTCGATAGAATCTAAATGGTCTGATAAACCTTGTAAAGCTAATAATTCAGCTCCTTGAATATCTATATTCAGAAAATTAATTTTTTCTAAAAATGCCTCTTCAGACAAGATTGAATTTAATGTTTTCGTAAATCTTTTTTCTTCGTGAGTGTAGTAAATATCTGGAAATAAATTAGAATGTTCGCCCAAATCTAAAATAGATGAAGATTGAGTGTTATTGGCTATTTTGAATATAACTTCTTTGTCGTCCTCATTAGATACTACAGCATTAGTAACTTTATGAATAGATGTATCTAAACGATCAGATAGTTTGTCAGCTAAATCCGTATTAGCCTCTATCCAATGAATTTTTTTCGCTCCGCATTGAATATAACCATCTAGCTCTTGGGCTTCGTGCGCTCCAACATGCAGAATATTTGTTAAGTTTAACTTATATTTTTCTTTTAGGTAATTTAACTGTATAAACATATTTATTAATTTTTTATTGATACTTCTTTCCAGTTTAAAAATGGAAATATATCTCCATGCCATTCTCTGTATTCTTTTTGAACTGGGCAAATAACATTATTTTGATTTCCTAAAAATCCAATCCACCAACTAAACGTTCCCAAAGAAAGTATTTTGTTTTCAAATTGACATCCAAATATTATAGTTTCTTCTGGCGAACTTTCAAAAATTTCTAAATTAAATTCATTGCTAAGTTGTTTAATGATGTCATTATTGGGAGAATCGCTTGATATGTATCCACCGTTTAGACCTATTAAAGCTTTACGATAATAATTTATATTGCAGCTTGCTTCATCATTACATATATCACCAAGCCTGACATGCACGAATGCATCTTTTTGATTTTTATTTTCATTTAAAAATAAATGCTTATTTTCTTTTAATAGTTTTAATATTGTTCTATTTTGAAAAAAACCATCTAAAATTAGATTTTTATTTATATTTTCTTCGTTGAGCAAATTGCAAATATTGTGATCATTTATAATTAAGCTTTCTTCGTAAACATGTTCGTTTTTGCTCAAATCAAATTTCAAAATATTATTTGATAATGGATTTTCAATTGATTGATTGAATTTCTGAGAGAATATTAATGCAGTAAAATACTGAAAAAGATTATTTCCAAATCTTCCTTTATAGTTTATATTTATCATAATATATAAGAATTTTCAAAAAATGGTTGAGATGGATACACGGTGTCAATTGTAGTATTTCTTAATTGATATTTTTCAGGCTGATAAATAATTTCTTTTTTTAAACAAGCCGTTAAACAAAATGAAGAATTAGATGATATTATATTATGTGCTAAATGCAAGCAAGTCCAATCAATATTGTATTCATTTTGAAGAAATTCTATGTTATATGAATTATCAATTTGATGAATAAAAGAAATTAATTCTTTAGCTTTATTAGCATCATCTGAAAATACAAAAATATTTTTTATATTTTTGTGGTTTTTATTTAAATGCTTAATGCATTTTTCGTAATATTCAAATGGAAGTCTTAAATCATGACCTAAATGACCATTAAAATCTGAACCTCTGTAGTGTAAGCATATAGAGTCGCGACTCATGATTCTGCTGAAATTCAAATTTATGAAATCTAAAATATTTTTTTTTATTTTTATTTCTTCAAAAAACGTTTTGCAATACAATGGTACGTTATAAAACCAACCAGAAAAACATACATTATTGGGGATGATCAAATTTTTATCATTAAGAATTTGTAAACTGGTTTTTAAATTAGATTGATCAAGCTGACAAAGCTCAGAAATATTATGGCTAAAAGCTTCTGAAAAATAATTAATCAATTCCAATTGATTTGAATGTTTAAATGTTTGTAATTCAAAAACTTCATCTAAATTAGATTCTATGGGTATTACTAATTCATAGCTTCTTTTTTTGCTAAAATTATAACAAAATAATAAATGCGATAAATGATTACCAAATGATTGATTTGGTCCATAAGTTTTTAAATTGCCAGAATTAAGAAAGATTTTTTTTAATGCCATTCTATAATTTCTTGATTTTTATTTTTAAATCTTTTGATTAGATCTAGTTTTAAAAACTCATGATTTTGATTATGAACATGAAATTCGCAATATATTTTCTTAAAGTTTATATCATTATCTAATATTTGATTTAGTACACCATACTCGACACCTTCGGCATCAAGTTTTAAAATGCATTCTTCCGTATTTATTTGAAATTCTTCAATGATATCAAGTATTGTAGTTGTGAATATATTATAATAATTAAATTCATTAACTTTTATATTCCACCTCGCTAAGCTATCATTCATGAAATGTTCTCCCATTACAGTAGCGCCAATACATTTATTTTCATCAGCTCTTGTCATTAGAATCGTATCTTTCACTTCTATATCAAGACCCTTCTTAATTAAAAAAGAATTTTTTATAGATTTAATATCTTCTTCTAAATCTGGCCAGCATTCTGGGTTCGCTTCAACAAAAATCTTTACGTCTTCTTCATTTATGCATTCAAAATTCTTTAAAAGATTGAATCCAGCCAAATCATTACATCCTATGTCTAAAATTGTTTTCATCTGTTTATTGATTTCTCTATGTAATTTTTAAAATTATTTTGGTTAAATTCTTGATAAGCTTTTAAACAATTATCTCTCATTGAAGCTTCTTTTTCTTGGGGAATTTTATCAATAATATTATTTAATTCATTATATGATAAATTTTCAAAATCATCTTCTGATATAATAAGAATAGTATTGTCCCAATCCCAATCGGGAAGAACCCAATTATCTGAAATTAAAATAGGTATGGCTCCAGCAGATAAACTCTCCCAAAATCTTACAGAAGATGGAGATGATCCTCTGGGGCATAGAGAGAATCTGCTTCTTTCTAGGATGTCTTGATATTCTTTTTCTTCTTTTTGTCTATAATTTTCAATAAAAAACGAATTAGAATCTATATGATAACTATCTCGATAAATAATATTATCGCCGTTAATTCTATTCACCATCCTGCCTCTAATTGGGTGAGATGTATGAGTCCCAACAAAAGATATGGGTATATTTTTATATTTTGTGTTGTCAAAATTAAAACTACATGTAAATGCTATGGGGATAATATCAATTCCTTTAGTAATAATATTGTTTTTATCATGTAAGGGCGAAAACACTGTGTCAATATTTAAAAACTTAAATATATCAATTAGTCTCATATAGTCATCATGTTGACAAATAGTGAAATTATTTTTTTGCTCTATATTTATTTTTGAAATTTCATTAATATAGTGTTGCATTGGTTGTTTGTTTGGAAAATCTAACCAATTAGAATTTAATATCTGCGTCCAAGGAATTGCAATATAATTAATATCTTCTTTATTTTTGAGCTGTTGAAAGCACAAATATTCAATAGGAAATTTGTCATACGGAAAAATATCTTCGAAATAAGAATAAATCATATATTTGTATATCATTAATAATTTAAAAAGTCAAATACTTTTTGCATTAGTTGAGTTTTGAGTTTTAAATTAGGTGAAAAATTTGCATGAAAAACATTTAATTCTTGAGGAAGATTTATTTCGCAATCTTCATTGTACATTTTGTTTAACATCCCAATAGTAAAACACTTATAGTCAAATAAATCCCATTTAAGATTTTTAAACTCATCTATTGATAATAAGTGATTGGCGCAATATTGATCATCTTTATGCAGATGAAGATTAAATAATAATTCATTAAAAAATTTTACTATTAAATTGTTTTTTACACACGCAAAGAATCCCATGCAAACTCCAGATGAATCCCATTGAAATACTATATCTTTATTAAATAAGGATTCTTTAATATAATCTTCTATGTTGCTGCATATTAATATATCACAATCAGAATGAATCATTATTTCTCCTTCGCTGCATTGATTTAGACTATCAATGATATATTGAATTTTATTAATCATTGATTCTTGCCATCCGTTTGAATGGTAATCTCCAGAACATTTTTGATCTATTTTTCTAATTGTTAAATCTAAATTACAATTTTTAAAAAAAGATTTTAAAAAAAGATCTAATAAGTGTTTATGCGAATCACTATAAAATGTAAAAATTTTCATTGATATTTCTTTTTAATTTTTAATTCTTCTTGTAAAATTTTTTCTCTAAATTCAAGATTTGTTGACACTCCTAGTGGATTAAAATAATAAAGACCCACTATCTCTTCTATATTTTTAAATTTAATGTTATTTTGTAATACTTTCATCCACATATCATAATCAGAAGCAGAATGATAAGATGTATCGAATTTACCACAAATATCATGGATTGATTTTCTCCATACGGGCATACAATGTGGGGAATTATGAGATAATTGATTTTCTAAATTAAATTCTAAAGCGGGGAAAATGCTTTGCGATTGACAATTTTCAAACACTTCGTTTTCAATTTTTGAAATAATTGTTGGACCATAACACCCATCATATTCCTTATTTTCTTCTAGAAATTTTACTTGTTTTCCAAGCGAATTATAAGATCTTCTGTCGTCTGTATTCCAATTTGTTAAAATATCTGAAGTAGAGATGTCTATGCCAATATTCCAAGCTTCATAAATTGAGCATTTTCCAACCTTGGAATATTTGAAATTAGGAATATCTAAGAATTTTTCAATAATTGAAAAGTCTTCATCGTCTTCATTGGCATCCAGCAATAAAACTTCAGATTCTGAAAAAATGCTCTGTCTTTTGACATCAAGCAAAAAATCTAATATAAATTTTGAGGATTTATATATGGAAGTTATAACTGATACCCTAGGCTTATTCATGATTAATTATTAAAGTTACTTACATAAGCTTCCTTTTGGCGAGATGCTATCTTTTTAAATCCCTCAATGTCTTCTTCTTTGACATTTACATAAACCTTGCTTCTAGGAACACAATAAATACTTCCATATTTGGCTAAATCAAAACACATATTAACATGATCACAATGGATATCACAACTCCACCAAACCTTATTAAAGAACTCGGATTTTATGATTGCAAATCCTCCAAAAGCGGAGAGACATCTAATGGGTTTTCCAATTCTCCAATCAAATTGGTCCTCTTTTTTATACGATGGACAATCAGAGAAGTAAAGCCCAGTATTTCCATGCTTGTCTCTGAAGGGGTACACATCATAATAAGAATCCTGAGAAATTCCAAAAGTATAATCTGGGATAGGCTGCCTGACATTTGGAGTAGTCATTACGGCTTGGCCCAATCTGTTTAATTCTTTTAACTGCAAAAGAAAATTTTCATTATTAAATTCCACATCGGAATCCATTAGTAAAGAATAATCAGTCTTATTATCTCCAGCCAAATTCTTTCCTTTGTTTCGGCACTCGCATAATAATTTCATTCTAGCATTATCTGACGTGCTGCCGAATTTCTTAGCGTTCAACTGCTCACATAATAGGTTTCCAGCTCTCGTTTCCATCCATTTAGCAAGAATAGAAGCGGTTTCATCTTTAGAGTCGTTCTCGTAAAAATAAAAGGAAAACTTAAAATCACACAAAGACTCCAAATCTTCAAGCTGCTTTAAAGTTCTTTCTATGGTTTTGCAAGAGTCTCTCCAAATACAAAATACTGAAACTGAAATAGCCATTACAAGATGATTGTAATAGCTATTTCTCTTTATTCAAGTATTTCTATGAGATTTCTCAAATCAGGATTTTCGGCAAAAAGTTCTTCTTGAGATACGAATGTAGACTCATCCCAGCCCCACTCCAATCCATCATGATCGCTCAATAAAAATTCTTCAGCAGAAGCTAATGAAGAGACAGGCTTAGAACTCCAGAATTTACAAGACCAATAATTAGCTTTCCATTTTGGACCTACAGCAGTGTCGCAATGATGTCTAGCTCTGTAGTTACTGCGCCTTGCTGGATCGTCTCTTTTGATTTCCATATTAGGATCACCAAATTTTACCATCACAGTATTGCCTTTATCATTTTTGACATAAACGCCAAATTTTTTATTAGATCCAGAAGGGAAACGAAATGGTTTATTTAAAGTTTTTTTCTCAGCACCACTATAATCCATATCAAACAAGTTAACTGCTCCTTCTTCGGCGACACTGACATTGGGTTCAGGAGGCAATCTAAAAGGCCTGTTAAGTGTCTTTTTCTCAGCATCAGAAAATTCTAAATCTTCCGCTTCTTGATCTTGATCCCACACTTCAATTCCAGCATAAATTAGATCTAATTTAGCCAAGTCAAATTCAATATTCTCAAATTCCCAAAAAGCGTCTTCATCTCTTTCAATATAATAAAGATCGTGACCTTGCGCGACATCTTGATCGGCCTTTCTATAAGAGTCTTTGACCGTTCCGCCACGAAGCATCTTTAGGAACATATTAACTCTAGCCATTGCCCATCCTCCTCTTGTCATTCCGACTCTATGACTAGATGAGAATGCTCCAGCGCCACGACGATAAATCTTTTTTAATTGGCCAAGAGTAGTTTTTTTCTCATATTTTGCATTATGATCTTTTACCTTGGTTTCCAAAGCAGAAGTAATTTGCGACGAAAAAGTAATAGAAGACGACTCATCTGAAGACGCTGAATCTTTTTTATTATTCAATGATCCTTTTTTTCTTTCTTCTGGTTTAGCTGGCGTTTGAGCATCGCTTTTTGGCCCAGAACGCGCAGCTAAAGAAGAATTAGCAAAAAGCTCCTTTATTTTCTTTGAAAAGTCGATTTCCATTATAATATAATTACACGTTTTTAAAAATAATAGAATAAGTTAAATGTCTACATTAAAACAATTCACATTGACCACCAGAGCAGGCTTGCGCACCCAATGAATCGGCGTTTATGTATACCTCTTTTTCTTCTACTTGTTGTGACCAATCAATATCGACAGTTTCTCTTTTAAGATCACACCATGTTTTCCACAATGAGATGTGTTTGAGGCAATAAGTCATTCGCTTGGTATCTCCAGAGAAATATCTATCAGAGAATTGTTTTGCTCTTCTGATCCAGTCATTCTTTTGTTCGATTTCAGAACATTTTACACGGTAAGACTGAAGAGCCTTTTGTTGTTTAATATTTTCGCTTTTAATCACAAAATGTTTAAAGCTGCTCATTAAAGAAACAGAGTAATTTGGAGGCAATGGAGAATCTTCTGGTATTTTATTTCCAAGTGCGTATTCACATGCCGACCATAAATTATTATTAAATGCGGCTAAGCCATCGACAACCAAGCCAGAAGCGAGTACAGACCCTTCTCCATATTCTTTGACAATTTCTGTTGGAGTGAGGACGGTGGAAAATGGAGCTTGGGCATAGTCCAAATCTCCAGAAGACGGGAGAAGAGAAATCCCAGCAAACCATTCTTGGTTATCAAAGATAAAGTTTTCGACATCATCCCATTCGTCTGGCTTGACAGTAATAGTATTAGATACATTGTGTCGCATAGAAGGAATAGAGCATCTTTCGATTCTTGTGCCATATTTGACCCAATTGTTTTGGGTAAGTTTTACTTTTTCAAGAAGTCCGATTGCGCTAAGTTGATTTTTGACAATAGATCCAACAGGGACTTCACACAAAAAAGATATGATCTTATCTGTGCCGCTAGAAGACCAAACAGATTCCTCAACAGATAGGGGATTAATTTTTTCAGTGACTTCAAGACAGAACTCTGATTTATTGGCTTGAACACGCCTGATGTATTTTTTAGAGTGGTGAGGATGAATTCCAGATGCTGTTCCAAGTACGCAGCTAGTTGAATTATGAGAAATATAAGAATTAGACACATAGGTATTGGTTTCTTCGACTTCTATATCATATGTATAATTTTCAGAATCTGAGATTTCCACAATTTTATCAACCATATGAGAGTTTAATCCATTTTTTCTAAGGACATGTATATAGTCTTTTCTATAATTAGATATTTTATCAATATTGCCATTTAGCGACTTTCTTTCTTGAATCCAATACCTCATTCTATTCCCATAAGAAGATTCTGTTGGAGGCATTAATCTCATTTTAGCATCTTTCCCTATAGCTCTCAGAACTACAACTAGTTCTTCTGCCATTTGCTTTGACGTTGTAGAAAAGCTTCTAGTTATGCTCTTATCACACCCATCAGCAATCGCAAACCCATCAATAAAAGAATCAATAATATTTACCGAGCATCTTCTAATTTGCTCTGGGATGCAAATTGCATGAGCCTTTTCTTTTAAGAGGCTATTTGCAGACAAAAACGCAACGAGCTCTTTTGAATACAAGCCGACATATCCCCCATTATGATTTGGGCGGGTTTCTTTTTGGAGAGCAACGTCAATATTAAAAATATTCTTCATTATATTTGTTAATCTTTCGACACCCTTCTTTTCTATCCAATTAATTGAAATTCTGATTCCGTTTTTGTGGTTTGAGCCATCTCCATAATAAAGGCCCAAGAACCACGCAAAATCTTCGCAGATTGCCTCTGGTTGTTTTATGTGTTTTATTTGATATTTTGGAGTTGATTTGTGGAATTTATAGTCTATTTTAGTTAGTTTAGTTATGTTTTTAGAATTTATATATTCTCCAATGCTATAAGGCATTACATCTTCGGTTTTTAAATCCCCAATGGACCTCCACACATAGTTGCCCCGATCATCAATGATTCGATATTTATGATTAAGGGTTCCCTCCAATGTTAGCCCACTATCTAGTAGAATTTTTTTTGTTTTTGCAAATCCATTAATATAAAATTTACTACTGTTTTTTAAGCCTTTGTCTGTATGGACATTTAAGGAATGAGTCTGCCATTCATCGCCATCGAGATTTCCTATTTCATCTAGCCTTAAAATACCGTCATCTGTAGATACAAGAGTCTCTTTATTTTGACACCCCGCTGGTTTGATGCAAGTGGTTCTCGCGGCGGGATTGATGCCGATCATTTTAGAAATTTTAGCATTGATTTCCAAAATATATTTGGCAGCTTCTTGTTGAATTTCAGGATCAAATAGAATGTCTGGATTATCCATCATTCCAGTAATAGAACATCCCAATAAGGCTTCTTCTCTGAAAATTTCCGAAGATTCTTTTGAAAGATAGTTAAAATCAGTATATCCAGCTTGAAGCGTTCCAATAATAGCGGAAGCCTCACAAGCCTTTAAGAAGTTTTCTTTTGTATCGCAATATTTCCCATTGATTTCAGTAAGATTGCACCCTTGAAATCCGCTTCTTCCATCTTTTGTTTTAGGATACATTCCAATTTCTACGCAAGGATTGTAACCTACATCTGGATCATCCAACCAGATGAATGCTGGCTCTCCAAACTCTTTGGTTGATTTAATGAGTGTGGCAAATTCCTCTCTAGTTGTAGATCCCTTGATTAAGGCGGCGCTATTATTGCTTCTAGCTCTTTGAGGATTATCCATAAACCAATTGCCAGTTTTTGCAGTCATCATTTCTTGATTATCTGCGGAAAACAAGCATAGGGTAGCGGCTCTTCTAACTCCTCCAGAAAGTACGGCATCAGATATATGCATGATGATATCGTAGCAATCAATTGGTCGCAAAGAGCATTCGTTTAAATTAGAAGAGAATCTTCTATCAAGCAACAACCTAATCTTTTCAATCGTATTTCTTAATCCATCTGGGCCTGGAGCTTTAAATTGTCCAGCAATCAAAGACCCTTTTGGTCTAATCAACGAATAATCAAATGAGACGAATCTCCCACGAACTGATGAGTATTCGTTATCTCCGCAAAAATAACTGCCCATCAGTATTCCAATAGCATCTGCCCATCCCTCAATGCTGTCGTCGATTACACATGTAGTTTTTAAGCTTGAGTCAACAGCCGCAATATTAGGTAGAAGATTTGTATGCTGGTCTTGAACGGAGAAACCAACCCCACACCCGCACAACAAAGAATACATAATTTCTTGAAACACTCTTTGGCGATCAATGTGAGTAAAAAGACAATTGTAGATTTTTAATTGATGCTTAAGAATTGGATCTCCAGCAAATTGAAGAGATCTTTGAGCCGCTAAGACGCGCTTTTTGATTTGCATCTTTTGCGCCAGATCAATAGCCTCTCCTAGTTCTGGAAACTGGGCAATTTGAGGAGCATATTTTTTCCTATGCATGTCAAAAATTCGAGTGACTGCTTCTTCCCACGTCTCGCGCCTTGCCTTCTTTTTATTAAATAGGGCGTATCTTGAAACGATAGTATAATCTGATAACGCTTTAAGGCTCATTGAGAAACTTTTCCTCCTTCAAAACTCGATAAGATGTTGTGTAAATTTTCCATTTTCTTGATGCTAAAATGTAACAAAAATTCATCAAATTGTCAATATGAAAAAAATAAATATTTTATGCTTGACAAGTTTGAAATCGGCTGTACGATAACGTAGTTGCTTTTCGATGAACAAGAAGAGAAACAACGAATACGATAACGTAGCTACTTTACTTTTAAACAAAGGATTAAGAATACAGACCACAAAAGTATTACCAATATCGTATACGATTTAAACAATTATAATTGTAGTTGCAGTAGTTATAATATATGTCTAACAAATATATTGATTTATTGTTTGACTTTATCTTATATATCTGATAAGATTCAATTTTATGAAAGAAGAAACAAGCTTACAAACCTTTATCTGCTCTAGTGCCGATTGGGAACTTGTCGTTAACGCTGAAACACATGAAGAAGCTGCATCCATCGCTCTTCAGTCTCAGTTTGATTCTAATGCGGATAAGTTTTCTGTTGGAGCCGTAATTTCTGTGATTCCAGTAATCAAAGATATGAAAAAAGCTCATTTAGTTTTTGCTCCATCTGTTTTGGCGGATATTGGAATGCATAAACACGCTTCAAATTTAATTAAACAAATTGATCAAAATGTCTAAAGAAAATACTCATAAGTTATTTATTAATGATTCGAAAAATATTTGCAACCCGCCAAATCAAGGAGATGTTGGTTACGATTTATTTGCAGATTCAGAGCCAAAAATTGTCGGCGAATTATACCAACTTGTCGGATCTGATTTTGAAAATGTGGCAAATGAAAAAAGGTATGTATCTATTGATTATATTGAGTATGATACTGGCTTAATTATCGCTCCATCAGACTCGTTTCATTCTCATATCTTCTCAAGATCTTCTATTTCTAAATACAATTTGGTGATGGCAAATTCTGTGGCTGTGATTGATAATGGGTACAGAGGAACTCTGAAAATTCGATTTAAATACATAATGCAGCCTAAAGATTTTTCCTTGTTTTTGATGCAAGGAATTGTCAAAATTGATCACGATAAAATTTATAAGAAGGGTGATAAAATTGGTCAGTTGGTTTTCTTGGAGAGTGTCTTCCCTAAAATCATTGTTTCTGATTCTTTTGACGCAACAACTAGGTCTACGGGAGGCTTTGGAAGCACTGGATCATGAATATTCTAGGTGTAGCTGGACCAGCTAGGAGTGGTAAAGATACTTTTGCAGACGCATTAATGGAAGTGTTCTTGGAGAGAAAAATCAAATGCCAAAAAACATCTTTTGCAGAACAGTTAAAGGTCGAGTGTCGCGACATTCTTATGACTTATTTGGGAATCAACTCCTTTACTAATGACGATGAAGAAAAGAATATTATCCGCCCATTACTTGTTACTTGGGGAACGCATGTCAGACGCAAACTTGACAATGATTGCTGGATTAAATCCGTAGAATCTAAAATTGATTCTAAAAAACTCACTATCGTAAGCGATGTTAGATATGAAAATGAGATTGATTGGGTCAAGAAAAACAATGGATACTGCTTCTTTATCGACAGGGTTCTTGCTGATGGAAGCCTCGTTCAACCAGCAAACGAAGAAGAAATAATTAATAATGAAATTCTAAAAAAGAAATGTGATTTTCATCTGACATGGAAATCAATCGACGACAGCAAAATGCTTGTAGCTATTGCTTATGAAGTCCTAGTTAAGACTGTCTCAGAAGAAGAATTGGAATCATGGACTCAGACATATCGTTAATCGAAAAAATTAAAGAACAGCATGATAATGATAGTTTAAAAGAACTTATAAATCGCCATTCTGGCATATACATTGATATTGTTAATAAAACCGTTTCAGACTCATGTGAGTTTTTAAATAAAAAAGACATTCTTTCTGAGAAAGACTATTCAATTTACTCCGCAGCTTTAAAATATCAATCATTCCGTAATACAAAATTCTCAACGTATTTAGCTAACGAAACAAGATGGAAGTGCCTAAATCTTTATAATAAGAATAAAAAGATGATCGAGCAACCGCTCGAAGACTCTATCAAAGATAGAGCCTCTTCTGAAGATTTTGTTTCAGATCTCCAAAAAAATGAGATCATCGAAAAGATTATTACTCTTGCTAAAGAAAATTCAGACAAAAGGATCAAAAAAATCATTGACATGAGATACTGTTTCGGCTATAATAAGTGCCACTCATGGAAGGAGATTTCACAAGATCTAAACATGAGTATCCAAGGATGTATAGATATTCATAACAAATTCATCCAAAAAATTAGAAAAGAAATAACAAATGTATAATACAATCATCGCGCTAGGATATCTCGTCAAAGACCCAGAGGTCAAGCAAACAAGCACTGGAAAGAGCATCTGCGTCCTTCGCATGTGTATCTCCGAAAGCAACGCAAAGAACAAGTGCTTTATTGACGTTGAGGCATGGGAAAAGACTGCGGAGGCTTGTGGTAAGTACCTCAAGAAGGGTCGAGAAATTCTCCTCGAAGGAGAGCTATGCCTCTCAACATGGACCGCTAAGGATGGCACAACTCAAAATAAGAATTATATTCGCGCAAATAAGGTCAAGTTTATTGGCTCTTCTCCCAAGGATGGAGAAGGTCAAGAAGATGGCTCAAAGAGTACAGCGACCAACACCAAGACTCCTCTTGGTGGATCTGCTGCCAAAAACAACTCGTTTGATGATACTGAAGAAGATATTCCATTCTGATGAAACTCTTAGTTGAAGCTCCCCTTAATTCCCTTTCGTTTGGGAATGTATCGTATAACCTGCTCCGAGAGTTTAAGGCTCTCGGGGTGGACGTTGGTCTTTTTCCAACTAGCAAAGTAGATCTTGCCGCATTCAAAGTTCCCAAGGACTTGGAAGATTGGTTGTCGTCCTGCGTTGCTAATAGGTGGGAAATACTTAAATCAAAAGCTCCTTCATTGAGGCTGTGGCATTTGATGGGGGGCGAAGATAGAAAATCAAGCAAGCAAAATCTTCTGACATTCTACGAATGTAGCGACCCTACAGCAGTTGAAGTATCGGTCTGCAAGTCCCAAAATAGAACTTTGCTTAGCTCTTCTTATTCTCTTAAAAAGTTTGAAGATGCTGGTTGCGACAACTGTTCTTTCGTCCCAATGGGATTCGATAAAGACTTTTTTGAAACGGGCAAGAAATATCTTGATGGAGTTGTTCATTTTGGATTGATGGGCAAATTTGAAAAGAGAAAACATACGGAAGCTATCATTAAAACTTGGCTAAAGAAGTATGGAAACGATAACAACTATCAATTGAGCTGCTGCGTTACTAATCCATTCTTTAAACCAGAACAGATGCAGAGTATCGTTCAAAATCTTCTTGGCGGTAAAAGATACACTAATATCAATTTCCTTCCATATCTTTCTACCAATGAGGAAGTCAATGAGTTCTTGAATGCTATTGACATTGATCTTACTGGTTTGAGTTTGGCAGAGGGGTGGAACTTGCCATCTTTTAATGCCACTTGTCTTGGTAAGTGGTCTATTGTCGGAAATCATACTGCACATAAGGATTGGGCAAATAGCGAAAATTGTATCTTAGTAGAACCAGATGGCAAAATTCCAGTACATGATGGGTTTTTCTTTTTAGAGGGATCTGAATATAATCAGGGGTTCTTTTATTCTTATGAAGAAGATACTATTGTTTCCGCAATGGAAGACTCGGTTAAAAAACTGACATCTAATAAAATTAATACAAACGGTCTGAAGTTAAAAGATATTTTTTCTTATTCTAATACCGCAAAAATAATACTTGATTCTTTCCAATAATCATCTATTAGGTGCAATATGTAATATAGTTCCCTGTTATGAATTCTAAAATAACAAAAGAGAAGTCTGACTTCATATTAAAAAAATTAAGCTGTTTTTAGATTGGATTTATTCTGAAACTCCAGATTTTAAATTGGATAGAAAATTCAAAAAATATTTAACAATTAAATAATACATAATGCCTAATTATATTTACAAAAATACCGAAACTCTAGAATATCGACAAATCCTTCAAACCATGAAGGAAGCTCATGAATATTTTGGAGAGGATGGAACAGAAAAGGCTTGGATTCGCGTATTTACTTGTCCACAGGCATCTATTGATTCTCACGTTGACCCCTTTAGCGCCAAACAATTTGTTGACAAAACAAGAAATAAAAAAGGAACCCAAGGTGATCTTTGGGATAGAAGCAACGATCTTAGTAGTCAACGCGCCCAGTTGAATGGGGGCGTTGACCCTGTGAAAGCAAAGTATTTCGAAAATTACTCAAAAGTCAGAAATGG